GTCAATCCCATATCGTCCTGATGTGCTTATCAGGCTGTTAGTAAAGATGTGGCAATGATACGTTAGCATGACTTCTAGGCTCGTCCTAGTACATCGTTGCAGTACCTCAGGCCTTAATAACATTTGTTTTATCACTAAATGCGTTCTAGAACCTGGCTTGAATTGTTTGACCTCTGCCATCAAGTAGCTTTTCATTGCCAATTTAAAAGGCCCGTGTTTTTATAAAGCTATAAGCTCCAATGCCTTTTAGTGACATTATCGAAAACACGGAAAATAAACTGTTGCTGTTGTTATGTGTAGTAAAAAAAGGAATATGCCCCCACACGTAGAGTGCGGGAGCATATCGAGTAGGTCCGTAGGACTACTGTTGCTTGAGGCTTTCGAGGAACTCGAGAGTCTCTGCATCAGTAGCATCAGGCTTGCCGATGCCTACGAAGACTGCAGGGTCTTGCAACCTCCCCTCGTAGAGGGTTGGGGTTGCATTGTACATAACCTGAAGACCTTGGGCTTTAGCCAGCGCTGTAAGCGATGCTAAGTCAAAGGCTTTAGGGTTGGACAATATAAGACCGGATTTCTTGCTAGTTATGCGAATGGCATTGCCATCCTGCACTAACTTGCATAGGAATGTATGTATTTTCTTCATAATTAAATCTCCGATTTAGTTGTGATTAAAATATTATACTAACAGTGTTAGTATAATCTGACAAGAGTCAGCATGACGAGAAGGGGAGATGACCGTAGCCACACGTGAAGAAATGCACATGTGCGGACACGGGCGGACGAGGGACGAGTCGACGGCAGTCGTGTGAACGACGTTTTCAACGTAGTTGAAGGCCGCGCCCGTGATTTTGAACGGGTGGGGAGGCAGGTATATCAAGTGCATCCATTCTACGTATAATTTTTGAGAATTGTTATTTCTCTCGTTATAAAAAGGCTAGTTTATAAAATTTTTTTAAAATTTTACTTGCAAATATGGTACGAACCGTGTATTTTACTACGTAGTATATAACAACGTAGATAAAGTATGTTGCTAGTGATACTAAGCTACGTAGCTATTCTGCTACAGTATATGCGTTCTGTTGCTACAGTAATGCTTTTCTAGTTATAATAAGCTTACAGCGTTATATAAGCTACGTATAGGAAACATCTTGTTTTATGTCTGATTTCTTTCGTAAATTACTGCGTGCTATTACGTTCATTTTTAGGAAAAAACCAATGCTTGATGAGATATATAACCAAATGGTGGTTAGTATCGCTAATCGGTATGCTAAGACCACTGATTTTCTCGAACAAGTTATGGACAGGGTAGCCTATCACGAGTCACGTCGTGACCCCGGCTGTAAGCAGCTAGGTGGTGGCCCGGGAAGGGGATTGTTCCAGTTTGAAATAGGTGCCGAACAAGGTGCCGAAACCGCAATGAACCGGCTATTACGCTGGCTTTCTCATAGTAAGATAGAAGCGCCCAAATGGACTTATATATCTACAGAAGATGGTGTAGATGCTTCTGAGGTACCTGCTTTAGGGCAGAATATGATGTTTCTATGTAACATAAGGTACCATCCTAAAGCTTCATTCAAGAACTTAAAGCTGAAAGACTTGCCATTATGGTGGGCTAAGTACCATTGGGCAGGTCCTGATAACCAAGCAGAAGCCCGTATACTCTCTTTTAACGAAAGTATGCGCTTTTATCCAGGAGGTTTAAAATAATGGGGATGTTTGATGCATTTCAAGGGGGGTTTGATAGAATCAAGGGTGGTATAGGTGGTCTATTGGGATTTGCCAAGTTAAAGGGTGACTCTAGATTTGCTGATTTAATAGAAGAAGACCTTGACCTTGACTGGGATGAGCTGAATAAGGGTAGTTTGTTAGGGATTCCTGAAGAAGAGAGAGAAGGTTTGATGTCTCAGATGGGGGAATATCGTGAGGATGGGTTTGATGAGGATGAATTTGGACTATTATCAGGTAAAATCAACCAAATGGTAGGTGATTACAATATTATTGACGAAGATGCCAGGGGTAGGTTCTCAGAAGGGCTTTCTGGTATGGGTCCAGAGGGCTTTGGTATGAATTATGATTATTTCAAGAAATTACTAGGTTAGGAACATAATATGGGGTATAGAGAAGGTCAGGCTGAAGAATTAGGTGGGAGAAAAGGATGGAATCCGTTTCAACTGCTTACACCTGCAGTTAATAGATTAGTTACTAATATTAGACGTCCCCATGGTTATGGAACCGAAAAGGAGGAGTTTGCTGGTGGTGGAGGTTTATTAGCGGCACTTGGCGCTTTTGTTAAAGATGAACCTACTTATGATGAGGATGAGAACTGGACTAATCGTTGGGGTAAAGATTTGTACGAAATGTCCTTTGGTGGGAAGATGGGCGAAGATTCAGGGTGGATGAAGGATAAATCTGGTAATATAACCATTAATCCTGAAGCTAAAGGTGCTAGGACTATGCAAGCTCATCTAAATGATGCTTTCTTACGTGCTAGCACAGAAGGTCAGACTGGATGGAGTAAGAAACCTGAGGATTATGTTGGTGGTAAAAAATATTCTCACCCTGATTTCCCTGATGCTGGAGAAAACTTTTATAAAGGTAAAGTAGATGTACTTGGCGATGTGTACTTTGATGAAGAAGGGAATTATGTAGATTATTATAATTATGACCTTGACAAAGGAGAAAAGCTCAAAGGTAAAGCTAATTGGATGCGTAAGCTTATATCTCCATTCTCAACACCCCCTACTGTGACAGGTAAAGCTGAAAAGATACCTTTTTCTACTAAAGAGGGTGAAGAAGATGTTGGTTGGGGAGATGTAGGAACATATTCTCCATCTGAGAATATTCAGCAGGTAGAGAGGCCTGCAGAACTTTCAGTAAAGCAAACAGTGGCTCGAGATGTCCCAGAAGACCCAATAGTTGCTCAAGACGAGAAACAGAACTTATTTCAGAGGTTATTTAGTAAAAAGGAAGGTTCTGGAGGATTTCAAGGAGAAGGGGGCGGTACAGGCGTTAAAACTGCTCCAAGGACCGTAGGTGACTATGCTAGTGCAGCTAAAGGTCCATTTCCTGGTAGGTCAGCTCCAATACAGAGAAAGGAACCTATTGATAGGGTTCCTCCTGAAGAAGGTGGTGGTCCCGGATTCTTTTCTGGAGTTGGTGATAATCTTGGTAAATTATTTGGTGCAGCAAAGGGTGCTTTTAATCTTAAAGGTGATGAAGGTGGAGAAGGTGCTCCAATAGAATCGTCTAGAAGTTCATTTCCTCTTCTTGGGGAAGGCGGCCGAAGGGGTGAAGCACCTGAGGGACGTGGTGGTATTAATAGAGCTTCAATTTTAAAGGCATTGGGGCTAGGTGGAGGAGAAGAGGGTGGTGAAGATTATAGAGCTACAATGGCAGATAAGATTAGGGGACTATTTGGCGATGATGAGGAAGAAGAAGATTCTGATTACTTAGGTACGGCACAGCAGAATGTGGAAATGCTGAGAAGAATGGGTGGCAAGGGTCCTTCTATTGTAGATTTTCTAAAGAGCCAAGGTAAGGGGTCTTCGTTTGAAACAAGAAGAAAGATGTGGGACCAATTTGGTTAAAGGAGTTTAAATAATGAATGGGTTATTAAAATATAATTATGAAGAACCTGATGCTACTGGTGTTGCTCATGATAATATAGATAGTATACTTGCTGAGAATAGGTATAATACTCAGCAGGAAACTTATGCCAGAGAAGGGACTATAGGCCCTACTCCTTTCATAGATACAGAAGAAGGACAAGACCTCTTATTAAGTCTAGTTACCGGAAGCCCTGGGAGTGCTATAGGAAGAATATCTAAGGGGGCTATTACTGGTGGACAGTCTCTATTAGCCAGTAAGCCTCAGGAATTGATAAACCAGATTTTAAAGACAAAAGGAGGGGCTGGCTTAACACAACAGGTAGAATATAATAATGTGATAAATAGGGCTAGAATTCTAATGGAAAAGGCTTTAGATAAATTTGGTATAAAACATAGTCAGGCTGTTAATGACCCTATTACAGAAATATTGCGTGCAGGTAAGCATCGACGGAACTAATGTATGTATACTGTCAATATAAAGCATAAAGGTGATACGAGAGCTACTACTTATACCATTTATAGGGCTAATGAAGCTAAAGAAAACAATATCACATATAAATACTGGAAGGATGCGGACACAGGTGAATACGCTATTTCAGATGACGATTTCGTGGCTAAAGTTATTAGTCGCCGTGAGTATCCAGGTAATCGTTCTAATACTAACGTTTATCTTCGCTTTCCTTGGGGCTATACGTTTTTTAGTCCAAAGTATCCGTCAAAACGGCTTAAAGTCAGGGGTAGGAAAACTAATACAACTTTTACGGGGAAAAGCTACATAGAGGTACAGTCTGGGCAGGATAGAATGAAGAATCTTGCCAGTATGTTTGCATTAAAGCCTGATTACGACCTTGCTATAGAATGGGCAATGGGTGCAGTTACGCCAAGTGAAAGGCGTAAATGGAAAAGAACAATGAAATCGGAGGTTTTCAAAAATATGGTAAGAGATGAGCGGCAAAAACTATTGCAGGACCATGAACTTACAGAAGACTATACCCTTGACTTGTTGAAATCTACTATTGCTATGGCTAAGGAAAAAAAGGATGTATCTAATCTTATGCGCGCAGTAGAGAATCTGCAGGACTTACATGGTATGAAGGATAAGGATGTAATTAAAACTGTTGATAAACTGGAGGCTAGTTCTGCTTCTAGGCTTATTGATGAACTTCGGGAGGAAGAACAGCATTTAATAGCAACACGCACAACTATCGAAGAGAAACCAAAGGATGAAGAACCTGAATAGTATATTATAGATGGACTATGAAGAGCACTATGAAAAGAAAAAGGTCTATGAGAAGTTATATAGGAATATGGCTCTCTTTGGTAGGCATTGCTTTCCCACAGCTCTTCGTAAAGAAATCCCCCCTTTTCACCAAGATATCTACCGCAACCTAGCTGATAGTAGAGTTCCTAGAGTAGCTATTGCTGCTCCTAGGGGAACTGCTAAATCTACTACTACAAGTTTAATATATCCGCTCTGGAAAGCGGCTTTCAAGCGGAGCGACGAAGATTTGTTTATCGTCATAATCTCCGAATCCCAAGCACAGTCAATAAACTTCTTATCAAGAATCAAGTTTCACCTAAGTAGTTCAGGTAGATATGCTCAATTATTTGGTGACCTCGGCCCTATGACTGCGAAACGTTGGACTAACACTGATATAGTACTAGCTAATGGTACGAGAATTGTCGCCGTTGGTACCGGACAACGTGTTCGTGGTTTTATCGAGGGTGATACCCGACCAAACTTGATTATAGTGGACGACTTTGAATCTGAACTTAATGCTTATACTATTGAGGCCAGATTAAAGAATCGTCGATGGATGACAGAAGCTGTAATACCTTCTTTGTCAGATGATGGTAAGATAGTGATGATAGGTACGGTTATTTCTGAAGATTGTTTTTTATATTGGGTGAAGGAGAGCTCTGCTTGGGAGGTGCTGTGGTATGCTATTACCGAGGAGGATGGTACATCTATCTGGCCTGAAAGATTCCCAGCTGAACGAATTGCTCAAATTGAAGAGGAATATCGTTCTGTGGGAAATATTAATGGGTTCTATCAGGAATATATGAATATAGCACAATCTCCTGAGAGTGCCCCTTTTAAGCCAGAATGGATGAAATTGCATCATTATGACTATGATAGAAAAACTGGTCAAGGGTGCATGGTACGAACTATAGGTAAAGAAGAAACAATCATCCCAGTTGAAGTATATTGCGGAGTAGACCCGGCATCAAGTCTTTCAATGAGAGCTGACTTTTTTGTTATAGCTGTTATCGGGGTAGATGCAGAGGGGAATCATTATGTGATAGATATTTTTAGAGATAGGATAACTCCAGACAAACAACCACAGAAGATACTTGATATATATAAGAAGTATCGTCCACGTAGAATGAAGATAGAAACTACAGGATACCAGGAGGCTTTAAGGACAGCTGTAAGAGTACTAATGAGGGAAAATGACGTATACATTCCTGGATTGGAGTCTGGTGTAAAGCCTCGAACGCGTAAGAGCGAAAGATTAATGTCTTTAGTCCCTATGTTTGCTAAGGGACAATTCTATTTCAGGCCTCAAGATTTAGATGCACAGAAAGAATTTATGTCTTATCCTAAAGGTAAGCATGATGATGTAATGGATGCTGTATGGACAGCTCTCGACGGCGCTAGACCTTGTAGAATTACTGAATATGTTGAAAATGGAGAAAATGATACTTTAGGTAAAAAAATACTTGATTGGATGACTCAATAAGTCGTAAATTATGACTATGCCAGACCGCCCAGAAGACTCTTCTCAAAAGGAATTCGTTGACGAAACATTAAACCTTTTCCGTATTTATTCACAAAATAGAGATACCTGGTCTAAGCATGCTAAAGAAGATAAAGAATTTCGCTTAGGTCGACAGTGGACCAAGAAGCAAGAAGAGATTCTTTTAGCTCGTGGTCAGGCTCCTATTGTAGTTAATCGTATCCATCCTGCTGTTGAAGCAGCTAAAGCTATGCTTACAGCAAATAGGCCATCGTTTCGTGTGGCTCCTCGTGAAGATTCAGATAATAAGGTAGCCAATGTATTATCCTCTCTCCTTACATATATGTATGACATTTCAGATGGCGTAACTGTTGTACGTAGAGTTGTAGATGATTATTATACTATGGGTGTTGGTTATATGAATGTATATCAAAATCCAATGATGGATATGGGCAAAGGCGAGGTATGTATTCATGATGTCGACCCTATGGATGTATATGTGGACCCCAATTGTAGAAGTAAGTTTTTTGATGATGCTGAGAATGTTATTGTTTCTAGGATGTTTACTAAAGAACAGGCTGTTCGTATGTACCCTATGTACGAGAAGGCAATTCGTAATGCTAGTAGTGACAATAGATGGGATGAAATAGATACCGGGCGGGCAACTAATGATTTCGCATCTACCTTTCCAGAGGATGTAAGTAATGTTCAGGAGCAGGAATATATTAGAGGTTATGAAAGATATTATAAATTGATGGTTCAAAGATATAGGGTGTATGAGGCTTTTTCTGGGAAAGAGGATTTGCTAGATGCGGATAAGTTTTCAATGTATATGCAACAGCCTGCTTGGTTATTAAATGGCGAAAAGGTATTAACAGATGAAGCTCAGGTAGAACAACTTGTTCAGCAGATGCAAATGCAGATACAACAACAACGTGCTTCTAAGGCTATGGAATTGCAAGCTCGCGGGATGGACCCCAATGAAGCGATGCAAGAAGAGATGCCTGAGATTCCAATTGAAAAGATTACGTTTGCTCAGTTGGCTGAAATGGGAAAGATTGATGTGGTTGAGGTATCTGTGTCGCGTATTAAGATGTGTATTGTGATGGGGGACACATTATTGTATTCTCGTATTCTACCTACAGAATATTATCCTATTGTACCATTTATGAATATTCATACTAGAACACCTTATCCTACATCAGATGTACGTATGGTTAAAGGATTGCAGGAATTTATTAATAAGACACGTTCTCTTATTATTGCGCATGCAACGACATCAACAAATGTTAAGATACTTGTGCCTGAGGGC